CGAAGATTAATCTTCTATAACATGTTTTAAAGACTCTCCAAGTGAGAGTCTTTTTTTATTGTATAAATATCTTAGAGGTAAATTATATGTCACAAAAGTATCAAGATTTTATTAAGAACTATTTAAAAGAAGCAGAAAATAATGAAACTCTGCAAAAAGTAAGAAACTTTATTACAACTGGTAAGGTAGATGGTAAATTTTCTGATTTGCTAAATAAGCTTAGCGATGAAGATTTTAAGAGTATTTTTGATAAAAATTTCAAAAATTACTTTGTTAACAAACATAAATTTGCATTTAATATTGGTAAAGAACAGCCATATTTAATAGACTTTGTAGAAGATAAACATGATAGTGAAAAGAAACCTGTCATTGATGAAATGATAGCTATTTTCAGTAATAAGATAGAAGGTGATGGTATTAAAAAATTCAAAGCCGCTTCAGGTATTACTGATAAAGATTTTGAAGACATTTTGAAGAAAGCATTAAGCCAATCAAAGTGGTCTTTTAGTAGTGCATTGTCTGAATATGAACAGTTAGGTAAAATTCTAACTTATCGTTCTATTGATGTAATTTACAAATTAGGTGACAAAGAAAATATACCTCTAAAAGATGTTCAATATGCATTAAGAAATGCATTCAAAACAGAAAAGCTTGATTACTTAAGTAAACTAGAAAAAATTGACACAAAGATGTTAGTCGATGCAGTAGCTGGTGTTAAGGAAAATCTTACTAAAAGACAAGAATCAACAGAAGTAAAATATGCATATACATTAAATGAAGCTGACGCAGCTGAAATTGAACAAATGGATTTAAAACAATTTTTTGATCAAGCATATTCACAAAAGAATGATGATGCTATTAAGAATTGGTTGAAACCATTTATCAATGACCACCAAGAAGATGTAGAATCAAATAAAAAGACTATTCAAGCACGTTTTGAAAAAGGTCGTAAAGAAATTATTGAAAAAGAAAAGTCTGATAAAGAACAAGACTTTACTGATCCTGTCACAGGAATAGTTGAAAAGCGTGTAGGTCGTTTGGGTCATTTTGGTCCTATGACTTATATTAATAATCACGAAGATTTGAAAAAAGCAATTGATGCTATTGATAAGCAGAAATGGAATATCTTTAACTGCGCAGCAAAGCTATTGATTAAGTTCTTTAAGGTTATTGAACATGGTGAAAAGAAGTGGCAAGAATTCTTGAATGACCAACGTTCAGCAAAAAAAGATATTGAGTCAGATTTAAGTAATAAAAAGCAAAAAGATTTTAATGCTGATTATGATGAAATCTTAAATGATAGTAATAGAACTAAGAGTGAAAAGTATTATGATATTATTAGACTATATTCAGCAAACGTAATGAAATATGAAAATGATTTTATTACTCCATTTAATAATATCAGAAAAGAACAATTGATTACAACTAAAGATAATAAGTTCTATATCAATCAGAATACAAAAGATTACATTAACTCAGTAAAACATAATCTTGGTAATGTAATGCTTGGATATGATAAAGCAATGGAAGCATTGAATTCACTTGATAATGGTAAAGATCCTGCACCAAAAGAAGAACAACAAGAAGGAGAAGCACCACAACAAGCAGCAAGTTATAAGCCAGTTTATAACAATCCAATTATAGGTGAAGCTGATGACCAAGCAAATGCAAGTACTGCAGATGCTGTTAGAGATGCTGGTGATGAAGCTAAAAAGAAAAATACTGAACAAGATAAGAAAGATGATAAAAAGAAAGAAAATGAAAAGATAGATTGGAAGAACACCAAGTTTAATTTCTATTTCCCAGATTCTGTTGAATTCGGTGAAATGAAAAAGTATTATGACCAAGGTTCTTCTCAAAATTATTCAGCATTCTTACAGGAATTCAGTAAGACAGTTCAAGATAAAAATATCAAGATTGTTTATGAAGCATTTGGTAAATTAGCACTATTGTTTAATGGTAAGTCTAATGATGTAAGACTATTGAATAATGACGAAGTAATTACAAATACAATTACTGCTGGCCAGTTATTTGAAAAGTCAAAAGCATTGTTTGATTTAGTTAAGCAGATAGCTGATATTCCAGAATTTGCTGATGTAGAAATCGGTAATATGGATGAATTACGTCAGAAATATGGAGAACAGATTAAGCAAATTGCAAATATGGCTGAATTCTTTAATGACCCAATTATCTTAGCAATTGGTCAAGAAAAGAAAGAAGAACCAAAAGATAATTCACAAGAATATAAACAAGAATTAAAAAATATGTTACAAATTACTGCTGGTATTACTAAAGATGTTGAAAAGACAGATAAGAATACTATTAAGCAAGCAATCGAAGATATTAAAAATAGAAAGAATGAAGTATTAAAGAAATTTAATGCATTCATAGAAAATAAATCAGCTAACATGAGTGCAGCAACGCAAGCTAAAAAGGATGGTAAGATTGATAATTTCTTCTTAGGTATAATTCACGGTGATAAAAGACCTAATGAAAAAACTCATGTATTACCATGTATTTGGACTTGTATTAGTTTCTTAAACAGAATTGATAAACTAAATAGTATCTATCACATGTTAGAAAATAAACTTGAAGATGCTAAACAAAATGCAATTAAGTTAATCAATGACTGTATTCCAGCTGATATTAATTCTGAAGTTTATAATAAGTCATCACAACAATGGTATAATAATGAATATAAACAATTCACAGATGCTGTTGATAATATGACAAAAGTTGTTGTTAATGCTAAAGATAAAATATCAGAAGACCAATTAAAACCATTGGGCATTAATTTAGAAGAATTAATTAAATCATTAACTAATAATGAAATAGACCCATTATTAAAATTAGAATATATCTCTGGACTAATAGTAGAAGATGAAGAAAAGAAAGAAGAAACTAATCAAGAAAAAACACAAGATAAAGGAACCGAAACTAACGCTGCAGATACAAAAGCAATTGGCCAAGACGTTTCATCTAAAGTTCCAGCAAAAGCGGAAGAAAAGACGGAAAGCTTCTCAAACGAACTAGCTGAAGATTTATATAAATATCTAAGAGGATAATTATGACAAATTTACAAAGACTTATAGAAAATTTAGACGTTAATTACAATGACTATCAATTGAAGATTCAGAAGCCATGTATTGATTTCATTAACGAAGATGAAGAAAATACACAGACTAAGAAGACTTTAATTAGAGATGCAATTAAACCACAAGTCACTATTGCACAAAACGTCATTCAAGCTATTTCTACTGCTTATAATGATAATTGTGACCAGACTAAAAAGATTGGTGATATGGAAGACCAAATCAAATCTTGGGAAAACCAAGTTCATGGTGCATGCGAACAAATCATTAAAACAGTAGAAGCAAAAGACGGTTCTGTAGATAGACCTGAGTCAATTGTAAATGACTCTTCTAAATGTTCTCCAAGAGCATTTAACAAGTATATTAAGAATTATACTTCAAGAGACTATTCTACATTAAATCTTTGTGCCGCAATTATCGTATTCTATAATTCTTTAGCATAATTCCAAATATTGGTCCATTTACCGGACACGTTTCAACCAATAGAAGAATGACAGTTTTTGTCATTCTTTTTTGTTATGTAAACTATAATTTACATTAAAATAGAGCGTTTCTGGGCATCCTGGAAGGCCCTACCCGTATAAGTACCATCCCAGAGCATAAAAAATGCCCCAGAATGCATCTGGGCGCAAAAAAAGACAGCTTATTCAGCTGTCTTTCCCCATATTTCCTCCCATCCCTATAGAAATATGTAAACTTTTATTTACGTTTCTTAATGTTTACAATCTTATAATTTCCAAGGTTCATATCCAATTCTCTTTTATCGTAGAATAAAACCCTTAAATATTGCTTATTATTTATCCAATGCCAATCTCTAACATCTTTAAAATCATATTCATAACAAATTTTATCTACATCTTTACATACATCAATATGCAAATTAAAAGCGAATGCATAAAAACTAAACAATAATACGAATAATAATACTTTCATTTTACATCCAATTATCTAAGATTGCTTCAGCTTTCTGTTCTTTTGTCAAATTTTTATCTGCCATTATTTTTGCAACAGGCAAATAACATTCCATAATCTTATGCTTGAATTCTTCTTCTCCAAAAGAACGCTTAAAAATTATTTCCATCATTGCAGGAACAATTTGCTCTCTAATATCTTTTGCTAAACGTTCTCTTTGTTTTTCAGTTGCATTATCAGATACTTCGTATCCATTCTTTTCTAAAAGTTCAAGTGCTTCAGTCAATAACATGTTATACCCTTTTTACTAAGTGTTTATAACATATTTATAATAATCTTCCCACTTTTCCTTTAATTTATTTTTCTGAACTTCTGTCAAATCATTTGCATACATTCTTGCTTCACGCAATCCAACCTCATATTCCTTCATTATTGCATTCAATAATAAATCATCTTCAGGTTCTTTCTTATATGCATTATAATTGAAGAACGTATATCCTTGTCTAACTGCATTTATAAGAATGTTATAATGCATTTCATCAGTTAAACGTTTACAAGATAAATCATCTAACAATGGTAATAGATATTCCTTACATGATAGAAATCTATTTATCATAAATTGACTATAACCTTCTTTTAATTCAGGTGGCAATTCATTCCATGTTGGATATTGCTTTGTTGTAAATGCTTTTAATACATCAAATAATGCGGCCATTTGCAATCCTCTTAAACTTAGTCAATCTAGAAATTGGCCATTGGTCAATACGATTATTCCATTTGTTATAGAAATTTTCTCTTAACTTATCAAATTGAGGTGGCATTTCACCACTAGATTTATGGAATACTTCTATATTTGTATTGATACCAACTTTATATCCTCTAGATAATACTTCACAACAAATGTCTGCATCATAAAAATGGAAGTCTGGCAACCATTCATCATAACGAAGACCTTCTTCAAATATCCATCTTGGGAAGAACATGCAACAACCATCACAAGTTGCAGCGTAATCAATTACGCCTAAATGTTCAATCATTGCGTATTCATAATCTTCCATAATTGGCTTACCATCTTTATCGACGTATGTTAAACCATTTACTTGCTTTGGTCTTCTACCACCTTGTTTGATAGCACCTAAACCATTTACTTTACGATTTGGATTCCACCAAGTACAACTTGGATAAAGACAAGCACATCCAATTACACCAACCACACCAACTTCATGTGTTTTAGTCATTTCCTTTATTTGCCATTCTACAACATCAGCTTTTGTTCTGACTTCTGCATCATCGTGACGAATACAAACAATTTCTTCATTTGGAAATTCCTTCAAGAAAGTTTCAATTCCACGATTTAGCTTCTTACACATTGAGTCATCTTCAATGTTAGGAACATAAATGCATTTTGGGTCTGGCTTTTCTGGAAGTTCTTTAGTTGGAACTATTGTTATCATTTAAAACCTCTGGAATCATTCTAACTACAAAAGTATCTTGATTGGCATTTGGATTTGATTTTAAGTTTGCAAATTCCATCATTATAGCTTGGCCAAATTCAGATACAGCACTTGATCTGCCATCTTTAAATATAACTAATTTTACGAAAGGTATCTCACCCTTTAACTGTTTTATTCTATCGTTTTTATCTAAATTTGGACTAATTCTTTCAATATCAACAGGTATTTCATGGAAACCAAAAGATTTTTGAATAATCTTTTGTCGTTCATCTTCAGTTGTTGTCTGAGTGAACAAATAATAAGCAAATTTACATTGCTTCTTAGCATCTTCAATTTTTTCTAAAATCTCTTGTTTAGTCAAAGGTTCTTTTGGAAAGTCCTTTAAGAATTCAAGGATTTCTTTCATTTGTAAATCAAACAATTGTCCAAGACGG